CGGGTCCCATGGGCTCCGGATAAAAAGGATCGCCTCCTGTTGTATATTTACAAAGAGAGGCGCATCAACGGCCTCAAGCGATAGCTTGAGCTTACGTTGATCTATCGGGTATTCCGGGGTCCCATAGGACGCCGCGGACTCGATAAGTGTTTCCCTGATACGAGAGTATCGGGAGGACCACTTCAAGGTATTGAAGAGCTGTCGCTTCTCCACCCCTTGTATAATTAGCCTTTGAAAGATATTTCCTCTACAGGCTAATTCAGCTGCGTCTTGCGTGGTCATCCAACCAAGCCGCCGCAGCTTCTCCAAGTCGAGGCGGCTATCGCCTTTCTCGGCAAGGATCTGTATCACCTCGTGGTACGATTTGTACTCACCTTGATACATAAACGAGCCTAGCCCCTGTTTGGTGCGAAACTCGTGTTCAATCTGTTCCTGGAATGCTTGTAGCTGGGGAATACCCCTCAGGGACGGATTCTTGTTCATGGTTCTTAGTATTCTAATTTCCTCTGAACAATCGACACCGGTCATGAGTTTATTAACAACAGCCTGGGTCGGATACGGTGATTGTGCTAGGCAGTAGTCCAGTTCATCACCGAAGGCCAAGTCAAGACCCCCCAGCTTCTGGGGCAGTAATGCTTGGAAGAAAAGCCGTGGATATTTCCTGGCTTTTGGTAAGTACTCGCCCATTCTCTTAATAAAGAGGTTCCGGACCATGTACTTGAACTCACGGTCACTGAGATATTTCAAGGTGTTCATGAGTTGATGGGCCTTGCCGATAGCAGGGTTACCATTATCCTTCGACATCATGGTCGATTGACCAGGTTCAAGGAGTCTAACTTTGACTGTATCCACGATAATGGACGTGTCAAAGCTATTCTCAGCTATACGCTCCGATGGGGTCGTGTTGTTGAGATGATCGACAAATATTAACTTCTCAGTATATTTGACGATTCTGTTGGAATACCCATGTTTGTGTAAGTCCAACATACTGCCTGACTTTAAATGCCTATAGGTAATTAAGTCCAGGTATTCCATCGGGCCGTGTGCGATATGGTCGTCACCACCGATGTGAACCGTTCTCCAGTTATTACTGGGTGCCGGTTTACTACTTGTAAGAATGGAAATATCCGTGTACTCCAAGTAGGCAAGCTCTTCGATCGATAGATTCAGGAGCGTAAGGATGGGTTTCGCTATCGCTTCGCCCATCATTACCCCCCGCTTAGATACTATTGTATCGTCGCGGATGGTTATTATCCTCGGACCGATAAATCGGTCGATGATAAATCGCATGTAAGGTGTGAACGGTATT